TCTCTTTCATATTTTTTTCTAAGTAACATTGATTTATCAGAAGATAAAATAAAATCTCCTTTTAAAATAGACCTTATATAAACTACAGAACAAGATAATTCTTTAGCTAAATCTTGAATGGTTAAATTATTTTTTTTACCAATATTATAAAGTAATTTTCCATGAGCTGTAGTTACTTTGTAATCATCTAATGTTGCTATCTTAGGCACTATTTTTTCTCCTTTACTTCTTTTCTAGTTACATAATAATCGTTTTCTTCTACTGTTCTTAAAACAAAACCTTTAGCTAATAAATTCCATAACCTTCCTTCTACTTCATGTTTGCTAGGTCTTTTTTCAAACTCCATTACATAGTTAATAACAAATTTACCCACTATAATATTCCTGAGTTCTGTAAACCTATAAATGTATAGATTATTGTATACATAATTAAAAACTCCATGTTGACCTCCTAGTCATCTAAATCGTTCCAATGTTTTGCTATCTTACTTTTCTTTTCTGGCTTCTCTTTTTCGTATGATTCAAAGCAACCATTATCTAAATTCATTTTTACATCTAATATTCTTGGGTAACCTAATTCTTCATATCTTGTTTTGCATACAGTAAAAACTGCTTCAGTACATCTACTTCCATCAGGATTTTCAAACTTATCTCTCCATAAACTAAATATATGATCTGGTTTATTATTCCAATGGGCGCTACCAGCAATGCTATATGCAGAAGGAGGTGCATTTTGCATTTTCATATCTGGTTTAGCAGGGTGCGCTAATAGCATAATATGTATGTCTAATTTTTTAGCTAATGCTGTAAGATAATCTAAACTCTTTCCTATCCATTGAGTTTCACTACCTTTTACAAAATCTGGAGTTTCTAATTTATTCCAAGGGTCAAGTATAAAAGCTGCTATACCAAACCTAGCTTTCATATCTTGTATACGATCACATACCCAATCAAAATTAGGACTATTGTTAGGGTGATTTAAAAATACAAATTGTTTTCTAATAAATTCATCTGCTTCATGCTTTTCTTCATCACTTAATTCCCATTCTAATTTTTTATGATAAAAAGTTCTTATATTTCTACGGACATAAGGCTTAACTCTAGTTTCTCCACTAAACATACCAACAGTACAGTTATATTGTTGAGCAATATTTGACCATATTTGTATAGCAAAAGAAGTTTTACCATGTCCTGGAAATCCAGTAAAAACTGAAACCATACCAGCGCCTAACATAAATTTATCTTCCCAACCTTCCATATTAGGATTATACAATTTTACTTTAGGTGGGTCTGGTATTTCATCTAAAGAGTAAACACCCTCAATAGGAAAAGGAACTAAACCTTCATTTATTTGCCATCTTAAATCATCTTTACCCCATGCAACTAGCGCTTCATTAGCATCTTTGATATCATCAGGAAAATCAAAATACTTACATTTACCATGACCTAATATTGAAACTAAATCTTGCCTTAAAGCTAAACCACTTTCATCATTATCAGTTAATAATACAAAACAGCTTACTTTGTGCAGACCTTGTTCAATAGCATCTAATACATATTTATATTTTCTAGCTTCTTCAGGTTCTTCAGTAGATTTAGCAACAGCGCCAGTTGGAACACTTAAAATACTATCTAAACCATAACCAGCTTCATATAAAGCTAAAGCATCAAACTCACCTTCTACAATATAAATAGTATTATTAGTAAGATTGTTTGATTTTAATACATTATCGAGATTATAAAATCTTTGTTCTCCACCTTTTTGTTGTTTAAAAAGTTTTTCATGTATAGCTCTAGCTTTATAATTTACTCTTTCACCTTCTAAATTGTAATAACCGAATACAATACTTTCATATTTTTCTTTACCAAACTGTGCCTGTCCACTTTCTATTCTTAAATCCGTTAGAGTTTTCTTGCTTATTTTTCTTTTCTCTGCGAACTGTATTATTTTTTTCGAAATCTCTTTCATAATATTCACCTCCACTTGTGTTACAATGATGACAATAATATACGACACCATCTGTTTTAACAGTTATACTTAAACACCTATCATTTTTATTTTTTCTAGTATGAGAACACTCAGGACATTTGTATTTTCCTGAGTGCTTAGTGTTTATAATCCAATTTCTAGTAATCATTAATTTTCCTTTATCAAATGATACTCAGCAAAAGTATTACCTTTCACTCCATTTTTTTTTCTTTTAGTTTCAATGTTATGACCATCTTTTTTAAGATTGTATATCCTAGCGCCTAAACGAAAACAACCATATAGATTTAATGCTTCTAATGGGTTTATTTTTTTATTTTCTTTTAAATGCTTCAATATAAGTTCATTTTGTGTTTGTTTCATTTTTATCCTCCTTGTTATATGGGCTTTCTTCCCAACATTTTTGTGCAGTAACAATTCCAAACCTAGAATTGCATACTACTTTTTCAAAAAATTGATATTCATTACCGTTTCTATGTAACTCAGTATGATGTTTAAAGCATAAAGGTATAACGTCTTTATCTCCTGCTCTTAAACTCATTCCTCGACTACTATAATAAGGTTTAAGCAAGTGATGGGCTTGTATATTATAATCCCCACAACTTGCCCTATCCTTCGGCAACGTACCATTTTCTCTTAATCTTTGAAAATGCTCTGATATACAACAATCTAAGTTGCTTACATATTCAACGTGCTTTTTGTTTACATACCTTTTTGACATTAAAAGCTATCCCCTTCATCTAGTCCTTTATGCGTTGCTACTACACCATTATAATAATTATCTAAAATAAATTTTAATTTTTGTGTAGGTGTCCAATCAGCTTGTCTATTTACACAACTTTGCAACACTATTAAGTAATCTTTATTTGTCATAGAAGGTTTATCATTATGAGGTTGTATTGTAGAATACCCATTATTTGTAACAACCTTACTATCAGGAAAAGTATCTTTTATTTTTTCCATATCAGCATTTATATCTGTAATAGGTTCAAATTTATTTATCCATTTATTACCATATTTATCAGGCGATATATCTACAGATATCATGTCCCCATCTTTAACTTGTGCTAGACCTATTTTAGCGCTACCAAATAATTTTTCACCAGTGGTCGTTGTAACCCTATAAGACTTTCTACCATTGTTATCTGCACTTGGTGGAATGGGTGCTTCTAGTTTACTTACTTGTATTTCCATTATATTCTCCATTTTTGGTGGCATTGAATAAAAGGAAAGGAGCTAACTCTAACCTCATCAATGCCATGTTTATAAAGCTCCTTTTTAACATCAATGTTTATACCATTTATAATCTTTTAAAAATTGATGTATTTGAAGATAATGTTTCCATACCTCCAAATCTTTTTTATAGCTTTCTACATCAAAAACATACTCTCGTATTTCCATTGTATCTTTATCAATAGCAACTATTAATCTGTTAAATGGTTTTCTATCTAATTCGTTACATAAAGCCATCATATAACCAGCTAACTGTATTCGCCATAAAGTACCATTTGATTTTTTAGTAACAGTTTTCCAATCTACTAAACATTCGCCATGTTTTTTATGCTCTAACCAAGCATCAAACTTTCCAGCATAAGGAAGTATAGAATTATCATAAACTAAATGTTCAGCTTTATATAAGACACCTATTTTAGCAACTAAATAATCATATAAAGCATATTGCATTTTTCTAATATGATTAGCTCGGTTATCATGCCCTTTATAGTAACCCTGCTCTGCCATATCACCTTTTAAATATCCCTCTATCCAATTATGAACTGCAGTTCCTATAGCTGCTTGATCAGTCCATTTTTTTTCAGCTAGTTTTTTTATATCAAATAATTTTTCTTGCAAATCAGTAATATCATTTACTCTTAATAAACCAGAGTTAGGCAACTCCTCTACTAAAGTTTCTAAATAATTTTTACGACCTGCCATAGCGCCTATACCAAAACCATCGTTTCCTTTAATAATACCACTTACACTTGCTGGTCTTATTTTTTTTCCATTATCATCGACATAATATTGATGATTTCCTTCGCTGAATTTTATGGTTATTCCTTTAAAAGTTCTACTTTCCATTTTT